CGATTATGAAATTCTTGAAGTTTTAGATGGATTTAATGATACCTACACAGGCTCATCATTTAAAAGCTATGAAGAAGCACAAACAGCCTGTCTAGCTAATTTAATTGAAATTGTAGAACAAAAAAAATGAGAATAGAATGAGATAAATAGTAGTAAAGTGCTAATCCAGCAGATGCTAGGACCATGGGATGGTTAAAATGATTTTATTAATGATTTAAAAATTTATGATTATGAAAAAAGGATTTATTCAAATAGCTACAACAACAGATTATACATTGTTTAACTATTTACCAATGAACAGAATTATTGATGCAAAACAAGTAGAAGCATTAGTACAGAGTCTCCGCAAGATTGGTGTAAGAAGATCAGTAATGTGTATTAAAACAGATCTTATTGATGGTGAGTTAAAAACTTATATTATTGATGGTCAGCATTTGTTACATGCATGTCAAAGGGAAGGCGTTCCAGTTAGATATGAATATGTTGAGGTAACTGATCTTGATGATATAGTACATACTATGGCATTTTACAATAACTCTTCCAAGTCTTGGAAGCTTATGGATTATGTAAATGCTTGGTTATATATTCACCCTGATTACCTTACACTGAAAAAGTTTAAGAACTTGTATAACTTGGAACCACTAATGATTGCAGGTATTTGTAATAATTCAGATTCTTACAATGGTGTATCTGCTGCAAGTGATTTAATTAAAACTGGTAACTTTAGAGTTACAAATCCAAAAGCTCAAGCAATGTGTAAAGACTTTAGTGATTTGTTTATTAAGATTGGTAAAGCTGATAGATGGGTTAAGCATAACTTCTTGAGAGTATTTATACAGGCTTATAATAGTAAAAATTATGACCATAAAGCTACTCTTCAGAATATTGATGATAACATCAAGACTATTAAAGCTATGACAGATGTATCTGAGGCTAACCAGTTTATCCAAAAGAATGTATTTAATTTAATTTAAAAAAATGAACAGGCAAGAAGTCCAAGAAGAAGCAATCAAAGCTACAGAGGGTAAACAACGTGTTTCAGTGGTACTTGGCACAGGGGTCGGCAAGACCCTTGTTGGCCTAACTCATATAGAGCAAAACACTACAGAGTTGATGCGGTGTCTTATTGTAGCACCAAAGAAGGCAATCTTCCAATCATGGAAAGATGATGCTGTTAAATTTGGAAAAGAAGATTTATTAGGTAGAATGGTATTTACTACTTATTTAAGTTTGAATAAACATAACCCTAATGATTATGATGCAGTCTATTTGGATGAAGTTCATAGTTTATTAGATAGTCATAGAGGATTTCTCCAACTATATAGAGGGAAGATTCTCGGATTGACAGGTACTCCACCAAAAAGGAGTTATTCAGAAAAAGGTAAGTTAGTACAAGAGTTCTGTCCTGTAGTATTTACATTCAAAGCAGATGATGCTGTAGAGAATGGAATACTAAATGATTACCAGATAGTAGTGCATCAGTTACATTTGACTAATAACAAAGTATATCCTGTTAAAACTGGTAACAAACAGTATTTAGCATCTGAAGTAGATAACTATACTTATTGGTCAAGAAGACTAGATGTGGGTTCCGGAAATATGCATATACTTAGAGTCATGAGGATGAAAGCAATGATGGAATATCCTACTAAAGAAAAGTATACTAAAATACTAATGAATAGTATACAAACTAAATGTATTGTATTTGCTAATACTCAAGCTCAAGCAGATAGATTATGTAAACATAGCTATCATAGCAACAACAAGGAATCAGAGGATAATTTACTCATGTTTAAGGAAGGAAAAATAAATAAACTTTCTACTGTACTGCAGTTAAATGAGGGTGTAAATATTCCTAATCTTAAGCAAGGTATTATTATGCATGCATATGGTAATGAGAGAAAAGCAAGTCAGAGGATTGGAAGATTACTCCGGTTAAATCCAGATGATAAAGCTATTGTCCACATACTATGTTATATGGATACAATAGATGAAAAATGGGTTAAGGAAGCATTAGAAAATTTTGATCAGACTAAAGTAATTTGGAAAGATTTTGGGGTTAAATTAGATTAACCCCAATATTTTTATTATATTAGAAGTATATGGAAGATGTAAAAACACATAAGTTAGTATTGCATAATGATGACCATCATGACTTTTTATATGTAATTGCATGTCTTATGCGTCATTGTAAACATGATGCTACACAAGCTGAACAATGTGCAATTACAGTTCATAATAGAGGTAAATGTTCTGTTAAATCCGGTGATTTTCTTGAAATGTTAGATTTAAAAACTAACTTAGAAGATTTAGATTTAATAACAGAAATTGAAGCCTATGAAAGTCATTTGTATTGATTCATCAAATAAACCTGCAAAAATATCTCCAGAAGAATGGATAGAAGAAGGTATAGTTTATACTGTTGTATCTGTTGTAAATATGGGATTACAACCAGGTAAATTAGGAGTTATATTGAAAGAAGTCCAGTTGTCCAAAAAATCATTTCCTTATGAATATTATGATGCAACTAGATTTCTACCTATAGAAGGTCTATTTGCTGAAGCAGAAGAAGAAAAAATAAAAGAAGCTGAATTAGATTTAGTATAGTATGGAAGATTACACTAAAGAAGATGTAATCAATGCTTTATTAAAAATTAAAAAGAATTCTAGAGAAAGAGCATTGGTTGATCAAAGAAGTTATTTAATTGGATTACTGAAATATAGATTTATGATGCCGGAACATAGCATAGCAAATATAACTGGTTATAAAAGAAGCACAGTTCATCATAATAAAACTATAGCTGTTCAGTTCTGTAATGATAAATCCTATGTAAAGAATGTGTATGTATATGCCCAGATGTTTCCATTTGACTTCAGTGTAGTTGATACAGTAAGAACTAAAAGAAAAGTAAGAATTAAATTAGATATTTTACATTCTACTTATTCTAAATTAAAAATAATTGGTTCTATACATGGCCATGATGATATAAGAGTAACAATTAATTTTTTACTAGAAAAAAATATAAGATTATGGGAAGAATGAAAGAAGCATGTATTGCTATTATGGAAGAAAATGGAGGAATACCGGAGGGTATGACACTTGGAGATGTAGTTAGAATGAAAGAATTAGAAATTTATAACTGGCAGGAATATGAAAGAAAGAAGGATAGAGTTAGATTACAATCTATTGAACAAGAAAATTCAAGAGAGATTGGAAAAGTACAACAAGCAAACAAAAAATTCTCGAGCCACTATGGTGAAGCAAGAGAAGAAAAAAACAGTGAACAATGAAGAAGGTGATTAATTTATTAGGAGCAATACTAATTACAGGAAGTGTTAGTGCTCAATGGACTTATGAGAAAATAAATAATGGTTTTGATGAGCCATACAATGTTGCATACACAGAAACGGATAATGGTGCCTTTCTGAAACTAGAAAATATTGACACTTCTGTTGTATTTTTTATTAAAGGTGGTTATTATTGTGATGATAATCCTAAAGTAGACATAGTATTTGTTGTAAATGGGGTTGATAAGAAGTATAGCTTTACTGGTCAGAAATCTACAAAGAATAATGTAGTATTTTTTACATGGACTTTGGACAAGCTACCTAACTTACTTGCATACTTTAAGGATGCTTCCTCAATAAAAATTAGGATAAATGAGAGTTACTGCACAACAGAAATTTATAACTTTAATATGAGTGGTAGTAAAGCTGCATATGAATTTATAAAAAACAATAACAAATGAAAAGAGTAATTTTAATATGTATACTGACTGTTTTTGCACTCAATGCAAATAGTCAGGTTGTTGTGCGTAAGAGCACAGTAAAAGATAGTTTAGTCTGGATTCCCCTGTTATCAGGTACACCTGAGCTGCGTAACTACTATACAGAAACAACAAATGATTATACACTTTTTTTTAGAAATGAAGATTATAAAGTATTAGTAGACTACCAACATATCTCTCTTGGTGAAAAGGAGGATGCCTTGAAATTTTTTAATGCTTTACAAAGTGTTTTTAATACAGGGGATGACATGTTTATAGAAGTTGATAAAAAGACATGGATGGTTTCAAAGCTTGTATTCTCTATTCATCTAAGAACAGATGGTATAAGTTTCCTACTAACTCCAAAGCAAGTGAGTGCAATTATCAAAAAGCTCAGCTAATTTGAAACACTTTCTAAAATATCTAGTGGTATGGATAAGCCAAAACTTATCTGTACCATTCTGGATGGTTGGTCATGTACATTTGATGTCCACTATATATGAGGACATTCATGAAATAATAGCATCCTGTGGTATGAATATACTAGTTGCTATTGGTTTTATTATTGATTATTTAGAACAAAAAAAACAAGTAAAAATGGCAGTTAACAATAAAGTAAAAAATTCAGGAAGGCCTAAGAAGGTTAAGAATGATGATTTTGTAATGATGAAAAGTGATTTGGAACTTAACTTAGAAAAAGCACAGGCAGGGCTTAAAGTTAAGGATGAGGTTATTGCAGACTTAGAAACTAAGTTAGATGAAGCTTACAAGGATCAAGAGGATATGTTTAAAGAATTGGAAAAATGTATTTATCTTACTATTCATCACTGTAGTGAAGTAGAATCTAATACAGGAAAACTTACATTACATGATGTAGATTACTGTGTGGATCTAATCAAAAGAACTATAAAATATAAATTTAATAATTAAAAGCTATTAATTATGAAAGATGTGTTATTAGCACTTATGATAGGTGCAGCCTTTATGTATGAAATGTGGGTGTTTGTTAAAACAAGAGCATTTATAACAGCTCTGTATATATTACCAAAGGATAAAGATGATAAAGAATCAATAAGATTGGTAACTGGTTGTTTTTCAACAATCTATCTTGTATGGTTAATCTTAGGAATGGCAATTAGTGGGCTATGGTATGCATACTTAGCTATTTTTGTATTGTCTCTTTTACAAGCTCCTGTGGCCAAATATTTTAAGAAAAATAAGCACTGGGAAAGTTTGATACTATTTAAGAAGATAGATGGTATAATATCTATGACTATTCTTGTATGGTTATTTGTAGCTCATTTTCATCCTGAATTACTAGGATCTTGGAAAATTAATTTTTAAAAAAGTAATATGAAAAATTTACATTTATTACCAACAGAAAAACCAAGTAGATTACATATAACAGGTAAATTAATGTTATATCCTAATGGATTGATGCCTAAATCTCAAGGACTATGTAAGAACCAACACATCTACATCACTTCTGATGAATTTATTGAAGAAGGAGATTTTGGTTTAAATCTTTCTACAAAAAATATAGTACAGTATGATGGTATTAAGGGTTTAGATTCATACTATAAAAAAATCATCCTAACAACAGACCAAGACCTAATTACAGATGGTGTACAAGCTATTGATGATGAATTTTTAGAATGGTTTATTAAGAATCCAAGTTGTGAGAGTGTTGTGGTTAACTTTAATTATAAAAAGTTTAGGTGGAGTGAACTAAATAAATCACAATGCTACAAAATCATCATTCCACAAGAAGAACCTAAACAAGAAACACTTGAAGAAGCTGCTGCTAATCTTGCAGACCCTAATTTATGCAAAACAGATAATTGGATAGCAGGTGCTAAATGGCAAGCTGAAAGAATGTATAGTGAGGAAGAAGTTAGAAAAATAGCTGAAGAAGTTAGATGGCAAGTTCCAGCTACGGGTAATCCAAGGGAATTTACAAAAAACTTTGACAAATGGTTTGAACAATTTAAAAAGAAGTAATAACCTTTAAATCAGAATAGAATGGAAAAAGAATTTGTACCTTATGAGTTAGCTTTAAAGATGAAGCAACTTGGATTTGATGAGCCTTGTTTTGGATATTGGTACACAGAACAAGAAGAATATAAGAAAATTGATATTCAATTAGCAACAATAGATTTTTTGGAAGGAGAGGAAGATTATATTTTAGCACCAACTTGGCAACAAGCATTTAGATGGTTTAGAGAGAAGTATAAAATACATCACAGGGTAGATATTCAAGACCTTTCCGAAAATCTTTACGATTATGAAATTCTTGAAGTT